TATAAATTGAAGGAGAAATTATATGTTTGAGTTTTTAAAAGATTTAAGAAAGTTTTTTAATCTAGAGGTTCTAGATGAACCAACTAAGAAAGCAGTTAAACCTGCAGTAGTAAAGAAAGCAAAGAAACTTAATAAGACCGCTTTAAAGCGAATGAACAAAGTTAACCTAGTAACCTATGCTGGAACACAGGGAGTGAAAATAGGTAAAAAAGATACGAAGAAGATAATCATAGACAAACTTATCAATTAAATCCAAAGGAATTAATGCCAAAAAAGAAAAGACTACGAAATCCATTTCGGTCTTCTGATGAAAGTACCGGTTTTACCGATTACTCATATGAAGACTATTCTGTAACCCAATTTGCCCAAATAGAAGAAAGACATAAACCAGTATCAGCACTGAACCCAAAACAAAAAGAATACATTAAATCTATCAAGAATCACTTGTTAACATTTGGTGTAGGTCCTGCTGGAACGGGAAAGACATATGTTTGTGGAGCACTAGCTGCTGAAGCAATCAAAAATAAAGAAACAGAGAAAATTGTTGTCACACGTCCAGTATGTGAGGCAGGTGAGAATCTCGGGTTCCTCCCAGGAGAGATTGAAGATAAATTCGCTCCATACTTCCAACCATTCAGAGACGTATTAGAAGAGAGACTAGGAAAGTCTCACGTGGATGGTCTGCAGAAAGCAGGTAGAATTGAAGTTGCACCACTCGCTTATATGAGAGGTCGCTCATTCAAGAATTGTTGGATAATCTTAGACGAAGCACAGAACTGTACTGTAACACAAATGAAGTTATTCTTAACTCGTATTGGTGAAAATTGTACAGTCATTGTTAATGGTGACTATTCACAAAGAGACCTTAAAGGGGAATGTGGATTAGTCGATGCAATGAGTAGATTGGAACATCTACCACAGTGTAATATTATCAACTTCGAAAGAAGTGATATCGTTAGGTCTGGACTTGTGCAACAAATAGTTGAGGCATACGAACTTGACTTTTAGTTCAAATCATGGTATAATAACACTTTATTAGCAGTTACTTATACCATTATTGAATTTTTACAAAAAAAGACTTGACAACAGGCACTAGTTATGGTATAATGTGTACTGTTGATTGAGTTTATTATGAGAAAGAATTGGAATTGAAATTAAATTATTGGAAAATTACTAAGGCTATGTTGTTCGCAATGGACGAGCATGAAGGTCAAACTCGTAAGGGGACAGACTCTCCTTACATCCACCATCCGTTATCGGTAGGAACTATCATTGATGAAAGTGGTGGTACTACCGAAGAGGTGATGGCTGGAATACTTCACGATGTTATCGAAGATTGTGAAGTCTCCTTAAAGACTATCAAGAAAAAGTTTGGTAAGAAAACTGCACGATATGTGAATGGTGTCACCGAGCAAGATAAAAGTCTTCCTTGGAAAGAACGTAAACTAGCATATATCGATGTTATTAAACACGCTGAACACAGTATCTTGGTGGTCTCTGCTGCTGATAAACTTCACAACTTACGCTGTATTGATAAAGATGTGAAAGAAATTGGTGAAGAACTATGGAGTCGTTTCTCTGTCGGTAAAGAAGAATCAATATGGTTTTACTCTGAACTTAATAAATTATATAAAGAAAGTACCGTCCCTGAAGAGTGGGTAAATGAAATGAGTGCTATTATTAAACGAGTTAGTAGATGAAGAAATTCGACAAGAAGTACTATGGGGACGGTAGTAACTTAGTAAGTGGTTCATATAAAGGTTATACTTACGACCCACAAATAACTAATGGTGAAGTGATACATAACATCACTAATCCAAAAGGTATACTATTTGGTATTGCACCAAATTGGTTTAAAAATTTAAGTGGATATGATTACGCCACTAATACAGAATTTAAATGTGCAGTAGATGAAATTGAAAAGATTGACACAAATACAACTCTCCCTATTAGATATTAGAAAATGAATAAATTGATACATAAAGATTGTAACGTATTCATGAATGAGTACGAAGAAAATGTTGATTTGATTTTGACATCACCACCATACAACATGACTAAACGTAAAGGTGGTAATGCCGACACGGGTAGATATGATGAATATAATGATTGGTTAGAGTATGATGATTATATCAAGTGGTCTGCTGAGTTATTCGACAACTTTGATAAAGTGTTAGCAGAGAATGGTGTGGTGTTATATAACTTTGGTTACTCTATTGAGAACCCATCACTACCATATCAATTGGTAGCTAGTATCATTGAAAATACAAACTTCTGTATCGCTGATACTATCATTTGGAAAAAGAATACATCAATGCCATTTCCGGCATCACCAAACAGACTACAAAGACTCTGTGAGTTTGTATTCGTGTTCGTACGCAAAGATGAACTTACTACATTTAATACTAATAAGAAAGTTACTAAAGTATCTACTAAAGGACAAAAGTATTATGAACCATTATCAAACGTTATTGAAGCGAAGAATAATGATGGTAAGACAAGTGGTTTAAATCAAGCAACATTCTCAAGTGACTTCGTAATGAAGTTATTAAGAATGTATGCACCGAAAGACAAAGACTTTGTAGTGTATGACCCTTTTATGGGAACTGGCTCGACTGCCGTTGGTTGTATCAACTACGGTTGTTCATATATTGGAACTGAACTATCAGAGAAACAGATAGAGTATTCTAGAGATAGAGTAGAATTAATAGAAGAGCCTCTATTGGAATTTATAGGAGATTAAATGGAACCTGATATTATTGAATCTTTCGCTCTAGCATTTTTATTCTTTAAACTGACATTCGCCTTAACATTCATCTTTATTAATACTAGAGTCTAAACACTTATTATAAACGTGCTTATAAAGTATGAATAATACTTGCAATTATTCATGACTATGGTATAATATGTATATTGATTGATTGAAAAAGGAAACCAAATGAGTATAAAAGATTTTGTAATAGAAACCATAAAAAAATATCCAACTATTAAAGACGAAGTAATTGATGCATATAACTTAATGTTAGATGAGATTGATGCTGGTGAATCAGAAGAGAACGAAAAGGATCACTTCTATTCATATGTAAACGAGTTAAGAGGAGAGACATCACCATTTAATGGGGAAATGTATGTGTAAACCAGTTAAACAAGTAAGAGTAATTATTACGAAAACAGGAAGAGAAATTTTATTTGCATCTTTTGAGAAGATGGGTATTGGGATGAACGGAGTGAGTCCTGGTGATTATTTGTGGGAATATGTAGGAGAAGAAGTTGAGGAACTAGAAAAAAAAGAAAGTCCTTGGTACGAAGACAAAATGTTTAATTAATAAAAAGGAGTTATATATGGAATACGGTTTATTTGCATTAGTATTAGCAGTTTTTATTGGTAAGTATGTACCATCAGGTCCGGCAGCAGAGGAAGTCAGCTAATGGGGATGGGGACGATAACACTTTACATTTTAGGATTTTTAATAATGTTTGCAATCGCATATGCTCTTGCAGTCCTACTCGAAGATATTGTTGGTAAATGAAGACAGATTATTGGTATGGTGTTGACGCTGCTCTACAGGGTGAACTCCATAATTTTGAAGAGAAACGTGACTACTACAGTGATGGATTCATTGAAGGATATATGTCAGTATTACGTGGTGAACAAGTTGGTTGGGGTAAAGTCAGAATAAGAAAAAAAGATAAGTAACACTTATTATAAACGTGGTTATAAAGTATGATTAATACTTGCAATTTTCCATGACTATGGTATAATATGTATATTGATTGATTGAAAAAGGAAGATTTATTATGAGTGTAGTTATTGAAATTAAACAGTTAAAAGAAAGTTTTAAGAGTTTTAATAGTGTCAAAGTTTTAAACCAAGAAGATGCTAAAAATTTAGAAGAGAGAATGATGTCATTACCAACCAATGTGTTACTTAGATTAGTATATTGTGTGGGTAAGATTCCGTTTGTTAATAAATTTGCTGCTAGTGAATTAGAATTCCGTGGAGAAATTTAATATGAGTAGTTTTGTTTATTTAGATAGTGTTGGTTCGTTTTTTAACTATGAAGGTTGGTTATTCGCAGCAGAAGATGTTGATGGTAAAACAGTACCTGATGAGTATAGTAAAATTCATATGACTGACAGTGGATTGAGTGTGATGTTTGTTGACAGATTGTCAGAATCTAATAAAGCTGAGTTAGCGTTAAAGGTCGCCAAAGATTACGCAACAATGTTATTCAACGCAACTGAGAATAGGAGATAATATGGCATATATTAATGCAGAAGAAGTTAAAGCAATTAGAACTGAACTAAAGAGAGAATTTGGTAACACTATTAAATTCTCTGTTACTCGTGAACATATGTCTGGAGTAAATATTAAAGTGGTGGAATCAAAAGCAGACTTCGGTGAATATCTTGGTGACCGTGGAAACATATCTATTAGTGATTATAATATTGACACTAAATTTGCTTCTGATGAACAAATCTTAATTCATCATAACAGTCCTGATGAACTAAGTGCAGTATTCAAAAAGATATTTGCTATCGCAAAGACTGCCCCAGCGAAATACATTAGTGGTGCTAGAGAATGGTTTGATGAATCTGATTCAATGACTGATTACTTCCATACTGCCTATTATATTAATGCTGAGCTTGGTTCTTGGGATAAGGCTTGGAAACTTAAGACCTGAGGATGAGGAGAATACGATATTCCGAGTACTTTTACTCTATCCAGGGTGAGGGTAAATGGGTAGGCACACCGTCCGTATTTCTGAGGACATTTGGATGCAACCTTGAGTGCAATGGATTTGGGCAACCACGTGGTAAATTAATGCCAGTGGAAGAAATGCCATACATGAAGATTGATGTTGATAACTATTCTTCAGTTGAAGATTTGCCAGTTGTTGATATTGGTTGTGACTCTTCTGCTTCTTGGAGTAAGAAGTATAAGAAGTTGAGTCCATTCGTAGATACGTATGACTTGGCAATGGAACTCGATGGACTGCTCCCAGGTTCGACTACATTTGAAGATCACGTACATTTAGTTATCACAGGTGGTGAACCTTTATTAGGTTGGCAGACAGCATATGTCGAGTTATTACAACATCCACAATTCGACAAACTAACACATATTACATTTGAAACAAACGGTTCGAAAATGGTATCACTATCACTGATAGATTACTTCAATAGTATTGATGATATGGATACTGAAGTAACTTGGATGGTGAGTCCTAAGTTATCATTGACAGGTGAAGACCAAGAAGTGACGATTCAACCTGATGTACTATTATCAATGAATAAAGTACATCACTCTAACATCAATTTAAAGTTTGTTATTAGAGACGAAGAAGATATCATTGAAGTACAGAATGCAGTACAAGCATATGAGGATGCAGGAGTATATATTGAATCAGTATTCTTAATGCCTGAAGGTGCAACCATTGAAGGACAGATGTTAACAGAGAAGAACGTAGCCGACCTTTGTATGAAGTACGGATACAAATTTAGTCCACGATTACATATCAATTTATTTGGTAACAGTTGGGGAACATAATTTTTTTATTAAAGGAAGTTAATGCAAAGTAAAAAAGAATCTTTGATAGAAACCAGTCTTAATATATTTACTGGGTTTATTTTCTCACTTGCAATATGGAGTTGGGTGGTAAAACCAATATGGAATATTGAAACATCAATGTTAGATAATTTAGGTATAACTATTTTATTTACAATTAGTGCAATTATTAGAGGATATCTATGGAGGAGATATTTTAATCAGAGATTGATAAACAAATACATTACGAAATGAAATTGCCCCTTTAGCTCAGCTGGTCAGAGCATTCGACTCATAATCGACAGGTCCTTGGTTCAAGCCCAAGAAGGGGCACCATATATTATAACGAGGAGAATAAAATGAACGTTGAAAACAACAAAAACATCACAGTAAAAGAGTATGCCTGTAACAAAATTAAAACAGGTATATGTGCATCCCAAGTAGCAAAGAGTTATAGAATACTCACTTGGATGTTAAAACGGCGATATAAAAAGTAGAAATACTTCCAATTATTGTGTACTGAATGTTATAAATAAACTTAACGATGTCCGAAAAGACGAGAAACTAATTTTATAACAACAAGGAGAGACTATATGTTAGATAAAGTTGTAAGTTGGATTAAAGCCGGTACTGAAGCGGGCGTAGCATTGATTGCATTTGCAATCGTATTACAAGTGATTTTCGGTGGCACCGTTCCATTTCTTGGTGGTGATATTATCGCTACTATTACTGGTATCGTTGCACAACTTGGTGCGCAAGGCTTAGTAGGCCTCGTCGCAGCAGCAGTGCTGTACAAAATCTTCAACGACTAAGAAGATGTAAAGTATTCCGATGAGTCTCCCCCAGGACGTTATGAATCTTATTATAGATCGTGTAACAACTCATCGGGAAGGTTTTTATGATTTTCCCTAATACCCCAAAAATCATACTAACAGCATAATTAACTGTTAAAGGAACTTAGGCAGGTTCGTCCTTAATGAACCTCCACCAATTTAAAAAACCGTATAATTTATGGGTTTAAGAATATGAAAGAGTGCCAATAGTAGGACTTAATTAGTATTCAGAGTTAAGAGGACCCGTTTTGAAAACTAAACCTCTGATAGAAGTTTTCGGTACTTCTAGTTAATTGTTATGAGATATTGCCGCAAGGGATATCGTTGAAAGGAGCGTTACACAATGACGCATTTATCTTGCTTTTTAAAAGGAGAATATTATGACATTTAGAAATGTCCCCGACTTTACACCATTCACTAGAATGAGTGTTGGTCTTAACAGTCTGTTTGATGATCTTACATCAAACGTCAACAATCAAGTTGATAACTATCCACCATATAACATTTCACGTAGTGATAAAGATGATTATACAATCGTCTTTGCCATCGCTGGTTTTAAAATGGAGGAGATTTCGGTTACAATGGAATACAACAAACTCACTGTAAGTGGGTCGAAAGCCCCAATAGAAGATACTGAGGGTGCTGATGATTATCTTTATAGAGGATTATCATTCAGAGACTTTTCAAGAATCTTCACTTTAGGTGAACACATCGAAGTTTATTCGGCAACATTGGATAATGGTTTATTAACTATTCAATTGTTTAAGAATGTTCCTGAAGAACTTCAACCTAGAACTATTCCAATCTTGGAATCTAAATCGACAAGAGAACTTCCTTTAGAGTAATAAAGGAATATAGGTGGAGTTATTCTACTTCACCTATTACTAATTCAAAAAATATGTTATAATAACACTTGACATCTATTGTTAAGTATGTTATAATTGTGTTAATAATTTTATAATGGAGAAACATATGTCAGGATTAATGATGCCCTCAAATCCGAGGGATTTAAAAAAGATAAACAACGCGCTTGAAGAGATTTCAATGTCCACAACTCGTATTGAGGCTGAACGTGAATTGATTAAAGATACTGTAGATGCAATTAGTGACGAATTCGATATTCCAAAGAAGTTGATGAGACAGTTGGCTAAAGTATATCACGCACGTAATTATGTTGAGGCAGTTGCACAACAAGAAGATTTTCAGACAGCATTTGAAAGTCTTACAACTGTTAATAAAACTCTAGAACTACCTGAGGATTATTAATGGGAGTTGCAGTAATATTAGACTTGGAAACTCTGGACACTAAACCAACATCAATCGTTTTAAGTATTGGTATGTTATGTGTCGACTCAGATAAGGAATATTCATTTAATGAATTAGTGGATAAAGGTATTGAAGTAAAACTAAATGCTTATGAACAAGGACAGATGGGTAGAACTGTAAGTGCTAGTACATTGACTTGGTGGGAGAAACAAGGTGAAGAAGCATCTAGAGTTTTACAACCATCTGATAAAGATGTGTCTATAGTTGACCTTCATTCTATAATCAAAAACTATCTAGAAAAGAATGGATACGATTACAGAAATACTTTACTGTATTGTAGAGGTCAGTCATTTGATTTTCCTATACTAGAAAACTTATTCGAAGAAACATTAAAAGGTTCTCAACCATTCAATTCTTGGAAGGCAAGAGACACTAGAACAGTGATTGATACATTGTTAGGTACAACCACAGGATTGTTCAACATGGACGAACCTGCGGAGTTTGTTAAGCATAATGCTCTACACGATTGTGCAATGGATTTCTTGAGAATGCAAGAAGCAGTATCTATATTTATTGAAGAATAAAGTGAAAATAGACTTGACATACACTCCGAACTAGTGTATAATACGTAGTATATTGAATGAAAAAAGGAGTTTATAAAATGCAAGTAGTTACTAAAGTAAAAAGAGAATCATATTTAAGAACTAAAAATAGATTTTATATTGCAGGTTGGGTCGCTAGTGAGTTATGTGATACACCACAAGCATACACTGGTTCTAATGAAAAGTTTCAAGGATATTACGATGACTATTTAAGTGGTTATAGTGATGAACTTGCAAACTCTGCTGCAATGGCATCTTTAGAAATAGATTCTTCTAGGGGATATGCTTAAGTTTTATTTATTTTTTGGTAGTTTCCTATCTATGCTAGTATTGGAAGCATACTTTTGGTATGTTTAGAAATATACTAGAAGATGTCTATGTTTTGAAGCGTATAAGGCGTGAGGCAGTTGATGCCACGATGTCTTGTTCAGGTATGGCAAGTCTATTTCAAAAACATCTTATTGAATATGGTGTTGAAGTCAGTGTAATTTCTGTTCCTGAATTGCCTGATGGTTACGTTGCTGCTGGTGGTTTCTTCGACTGGGGTGAGTGGGATGATGATGTGAATATTGAATTAGTTCTAATGGTTAAAGATGAAAATAAACCAATAACTATAAATATCACTAGATGGGAGTACTTAGAACACGAAGTACTTCAGACATTAGAACACGAAATGATTCACAGGGGACAGATGATGAAACGTTGTGGCTTGGAAGTATTACCTAGTTACCCGGCAGACTTATCTGAAGAACAAGAGAGAATCATTTATCTAAGCGACCCAGACGAACTTGATGCTTATGCAAATGACGTATTCCTCGACCTTCTACGCACATACAATTATCTTGGAATAGCATTGAAGTTGCAGGAATATAGTAAGATAACTGAAAAAGAATCTCCAATGCTTTACGAATACGTTGAACTGTTTGGAGCAGATTCTGACTTGGTTAAAAGGATAGTAAAAAAAGTAATTAAAAAGGTTACAAATTAGTTGACAATTGGGAGGAAATTTGGTATAATATGGCTAAGAATAAACAAACACAAGTTGCAATGATAATAGAAAAAAAGGTACGTAGTGGTCTGACATATCTCGAAGCGTTAATCGAGTATTGTGAAGAGTATAATATAGAACCTGAGAAGATGGGTAAATTTATTAATGAGTCTTTAAAGGGCAAATTAGAAGTCGAGTGTGAGGGACTGCATCTACTCCCAAAGATAAGTAGACTGCCGGTGTAAATGACTTCATTTGAAGTATATAAGTTATACATAGGAATTAAATTACACTTCACGTCAGAATACGATTTTGTTAAGTATAAAGGTAACACTGGTGTATCCTTTAAAGCCTTTGAGAAAAGAAGAGATAGATATTTCTTTGAGAAGTTATTAAAATATAACACAGAAGAGATAATACAATTTTTTGTTTCTAACTTTGTTGAGAATGAAGATTTATACATTGGTGATCTTGTTCTAAACATTGAATCAGAAACGAGATATATAGAATGGAAAAGACGAGTTCAAAGTATATCATACTTGTTCTCTGAAGATTTAGATAATATAATTGACTTTCTGAATTCGAGGGAACTAAAGTTTGATGATTTGTTTCAAGTTAAATCCAATGAACATCCTATATTGTTCAGATTCTTGTTGCAGGATATGATATCCAAAGAGACGTTTATAATATTAAATAATATATTAAACTTCTTTGAACAATTTGATAATGACATAGATGAGAACTATGTATGGGAAGCGTGGCGAGATAGGTTAAACAACTATAACGACTTCATGAATTTTAGTTCTAAAAAATTCAAGAAAGTCTTAGTAGATAAAATAAGGAGAATGTAATGTGGTGGAGTTAAAGGATGAAGATAGAACCGTGATTGACAGTATCGCGGGTATCAAACAACTAGAACGTGATGATAACGTTATCAATATTTCATATGAGTTAAATGGTATATTGTTCGTTAAGAAATTAATATATGAGAGTCCTACTGTTGCAGAAAATGATTTTCATTACATCGAAGGTTTGGCAACAGCTTGTCAACATACAACAGAGTTATTATTGGAAGAGAGATTTAATTAACAAAAATATCGAGATTTAGTAAAAAAATTAAGTCTCGATGTTATAAATACATTTTGTTATAGTGGTTTAATCTAGAACACTGTAACTTAATATGACTTGCCGAAAGGGAGTCAATTTTTATAAACCTTAAGGGAGAAATGAAATGGCAGAAGAAGCTAAAGAAGCAACAACAGAAGCACAAACTATTACTATTGATGGAACGGATTACGTCTTTGATGATTTATCAGATGAAGCAAAGGGTGCAGTCGTTCAGTTAATGGATATCAATCAAGGTCTACAGCGATTACAATCACAAGCAACACAACTTGAAATGGCTAGAAATGGATTCAACACTGTACTATCAGGAGCAATTGGTAGTGAAGGTGAAGATATGGGTGAGCTTGATACTAGTCCAGCATAGATAGTTTGGTGGGGTGAAACCCACCATAGAGGAGCCGTCCCTCTCAAAAAAATAAGGCAAACAATCGTATAAAACAAAGGAGAATATTATGGCAAGTTTTTCAGCCCTAAAGAAACGCTCTAGTTCTAGAGCAAATATAGAAAAGTTAAAATCAATGGTAGAAGAGTCAGGAGGCACTAAGAAGTCTTATGGTGATGATAGATTTTGGAAACCAGACGTAGACAAATCAGGTAATGGATATTCAGTTATTCGATTCTTACCAACACAAGATGAGGAACATCCTCCATTCGTACAAACATATAATCACGGATTCCAAGACAAAGGTGGCTGGTTCATTGAAGAATGTCCAACAACTTTAGGTAAGGGTAATCCTTGTCCAGTATGTGAGTCTAATGGTGAATATTGGAATTCTGGTATAGAAGCGAATAAAGACATTGCACGTAAGAGAAAACGTAGAATGTCCTATATATCTAATATCTACATTGTTAGTGACCCTAAACATCCAGAGAACGAAGGGAAAGTATTCTTGTATCGTTATGGACAAAAGATTTTTGCTAAAGTGAAAGATATGATGTTTCCAGAATTTGAAGATGAGACTCCAATGGATCCATTTGATTTTTGGGAAGGTGCAAACTTTAAGTTAAAAATTCGTCAAGTTGAAGGATATCGTAACTATGATAAATCTGAGTTCGATGCAACGTCTGAACTCGAAGAGGAAGTGGCTAAAGGCATATGGGAAGAAGGTAAACTTCACGACTTACAAGAATTTGTATCAACCGAGAAGTTTAAATCTTATGATGACCTTAAAGCACATTTCAATCGTGTTGTCGGTGCTGCTCCAGTGCAAGTACGTACTGCTGAACAGACATTCGAAAAAGAAAGCGATTCTGAGACTTATGTTAGTGGGGCAGAACAGTTAGATGAAGTGAAAAAACCTACTGCAAGTGCAAGTTCTGATGATGATACAATGAGTTATTTTGCTAAGTTAGCAGCTGACTAAGTATTAACATTTTAGTAGTGATTAGGGACTCTTCGGAGTCCCTTTTTTGTTATGAGAAAGCAGAGTTTCTATTCGCCATTTGTGCTACCATTCTTGCAACTGCCTCTTCATTAGATCCACCTCCACCACCGTAATTATTAACAGTTCTTTGATTGTTATTTTGTACATTCAAATCTGTTCCCATTCCATTACCACTAGCAACCATATCTTGAAGACTACCTAAAAGATTTGCCATTTGTGTAGTATTACTCTCTAAGTTTTTTGATATTATATTCTTGCTATCTTCAAAATCTATATCATGTTTAAGTGGCACTCCTGGACGGGTTCCTCTAGGGAAAACACCTTTAATGATTAGATAATCTAACCACTTTTTCTTGAACTGTCCGTTCTTCATCATATCATCAAGATTGATGACCGTCTTGCCAGAATTTTTCAACTTATCCCTTGTATTACCCATATCGGTAAGGTAACCCTTTCCCCACGAATCACTATATTTTTCCCAACTCTTTTTATTTGGCATTATTCCATACTTACCAAATGCAGGAACGTCACCTTTCCCAGATTCAGAAAAAGAAACAATTGCCTGTTCTAATAGCTCAGCTGGAGTTCCTACATTTTTTCTAATTCGCTTCCCATACCAATTATCTTCTCCAGGTTTAAAATTACCGTGTGCTTTCTTTCCAAGGAAAAAGTCAGCGATACCACCAAGAATACTATCAACAACACCTTTCTCCTCTGAGTCTTTAATGACTGAAGGAATTGGAGCAGGAGCAACCTCCACTGCAGTAGGAGTAGTATTAGTACCGTCATTAACTTGGAAATCAGTGAAATCACCTAGTTTAGGAGGCACTACAATACCCTTCACAGTTGTTGCTTCGGGAGCATCATTCCACAGCTCGTCCCATTTATCAGTGAGTTTAAGTTTGAAGCTTTCCCATAGTTGGCTCATCTCATCACTTATATTCAAGTTTTTCCACCAGGCACTCATTTTGCCAAAAACCTCTGTAATATCATCCCAGAAATACCATGCGGCTGCAGCAATACCAATGACTACCCAAGTAAGAGGATGTGCTAATAGAGGACCTGCCAAAGCCAACCCCTTCATAATAATGGCAGGCAATACCATCATTCCACCCACCACCGCCGCCATTCTTGCCCAGAAGCCACCTCCCATCTTCCCAATGCCTTTAAACATTTTTGCACCACCAGTAAATGCAGCACCACCAAAGAAGCCTTTGCCCATACCACCACCACCGTCGGAAGCATCTTCTCGCGCCTTTGCTCTTCTAACTTTTTCTCTATCTCTTTTTTCCATTACGAATTCTTTTCTTTTTGACTTTCTCCACAGAACCAATGTTCTACGAATAGCATTTAAGTGTCCAAGCATTTCTTTACAACAACCACCACCTGCACCCATACCACCTTGACCACCTGTCCTTTTGAGTGCAGCAGGGGTAAGTATAGATTTTGATCTAATAGCTCCAGATGGCATAATATTCGCATCACCGGCTAACAATGCATCCATTGCTTCACCTCCGATAATTTTACGCAATTTATCTGGATTTTTCGATATCATCTCTCTTATCTCACCAGGAGTCAATTTCGTCCCTTTACTCTTCCAAGTACCTTCCTTATCACCAGCAAATGTACCTGTATCACCATGTTTAACTAAAGCAGTACCTAGTAGTTTTCCATCACCTGGCTTCATCACCTCAGCTCTTTCTGGTGAATTACCACCACCCATACCACCTTGTCCACCACCTTTGCCACTCATTATCCAAGTAAAGAATTTTTTTTCTTCTGTGCTTCGCTCAGATGCTTGTTTTTGTTGACCATCAATTAAATTTGCTATATGTGGTTCTATATCATCAACAGCAGATGCTTCTTCAGTAAGAGCAGCCATAAACTTTCTAGCATGTTTCTGCATACCAGAAAACATTCCGTACTGTTGCATTTCATCATTCATCATTTTGGCAAAGTTCTTCTGCCCAAGTCCAAACATCTTACCAATTAAGTTTTTCGTGAATCCACTTCCAGGTCCGAAAGCATCATTTAGTCCAGCCTCAATCCTAGATGGATGTTTAGAAGACCCCCAGTTTGCTTGAACGTGTTCAAGATTTTTTCTAACTGAGTTCATTGTAGTCTCAATCAATTTAGCTGCTGCAGCACCTTCCCCACCCATTTCTTTGAGTGCTTCACCCATTTTTTTAGTATTGTCTTTTTGTAACTTAAGTTCTTCCGCTTTCCTTTCTATAGGATCTTCGGCATCACTTTCCCATTGCATAGGTGCTAGTACGCCATTCGCTCCAGGTACCAGTTTATGGTACTGCTCTTTGGTGACAGCATCTTTGAACTCTCTCATGAATTCCCTGATGGTAATTTGAGTATCCTCATTCTCTGCCTTCTCAGCTATGACGGATTTCCCCTTCCATTGGGTGATGCCCTTGATATACTCCAAATGAACCAGCGCATCAGTTGAGTTTTTTCTCATCTTTTCAATATCAGGTCCCCACTTATGCATCATTCCAGATAACGCACGTTGTGATTTAGACATACCAAGAATAAAGTGCTCTGCTGCTTTAGAACTAGCGAATCCAGCAGTTGTTAATCCAGCACTATCTTTTACCGCCTCTTGTAATCCTTCCATACCTGGCAATATTTTATTAGTAACGTTTACTGGTGAACCTTTTTGTCGTTTCTTGTATTTTAAATCTATTCTCCTATTGATTTCATCCTTCCTACGGCCTTGTGTTTGTTTACGATCCATTACTTTAGATATTTTATACAGATGGACTTCTATTTTTTCAAGAGTTGAAAGTGATTTCACTGTTGGTTGTACTACTGCTTTAGCGGCCTTGGCTGTCTCACCTTGGTTTTTGGAATCAGCCTTATCTTTAGTTTTGTTTCTTAGAGCAGAAAGTCCTTTGGCAGCCGCTTGTACACCAAATGCAAGGATGGGAATCTCAGACATGAAACCCTCAAGATGTCCAAGACTATTTCCTAACGCATCCAGACTTTTCTCTTGCATGTATCCAGCCCTGTTAGTTTGAGTTTTAAACTCACTAACCTTATTTCCTACATTTTTAACTTCGTCTATTAGACCTTGTATTTCATTTTTTGCCATCTTTCTAACCCCTTAAGATTATTGTTTCTGTTCTCGCTCTATTCTTTCTTTCTCTTCTTTTAAGAATGCTTGTAATAGTGTCGTATATATTTCCCTTTCCCAGGGTATCAAATTCTCAATATCTGAGATACTCCATTTATGATGATGAATTAATGAAAAATTCGTCCTAATAAAGTTCTCTAGACTGTCATAACCAAATCCTACATTAAAAAATCTTGGAGTCCCTCCAAATGAAGAGTCTCTTTATATCCACAAGTAGTACAGTTGTATTCAACATCGTGTTTAACTGTAGGCATTCCATCAAAGAACTCTCTAATCTTACTAAATTGTTCTTCTGACAAATTGTCAACAAACTCTGACATCTCATTTACATCAAAATCTTGTCCTGCACAGTAGACAACATCACCTTCAAAAACAGTAGTGATATTGGACACTATCATCGCCATCGCCTGTTCTGCTCCATTAGCCTCTGGATTAATCATTTCCATTGTCTTAAACGTTGGATACATCATCTCAACACCAATAGTATCTGTTATATGAATAACCTTAGATAACTCATTTTCAGTATCAATTTTAATATCTCTTAAATCAATGTGAATTAAATTACTTGCTCCACACACCTTTTCTTTATCCTCTTTATCTATATTATTATTACACGTATAGTTTAGGTCTACGGTTTCACCTTTAGACTTTATCCTAAGTTGTAAAAATACCCATTCAATATCAAATGGGGTAGAATCATCAGGATCTAATTTCCCGAACGTGCAATTGGATATAATATCCTTAATTGCATTTTGTATTGCTTCATCTTCTTCACTCTCCGTTGCAATAAGTAATATCTTTTCTTCCTTGACCAGAAATGGTCTGTACTTAATCTTTTCACCAGTCGAAGGTAGTGTTAAATGATAAGTTGGTGTTTCAATCTTCGGCAAAGCCATAATATTCTCCTTTCAATTATTATATAAATTATCTATATCTTTCTGTTATACTACATCAAATATTGGGTCGTACACTGGAGCGATATCGTCAAGATTCTCTTCGTTAGCCGGCAGAGGTCTATTGTCTCTACACTCCTGCTTCCAGTTCTCATATGTAAATGTTACAGTAAACTCTTGTATTTGATCCGTTTGGTCGTACGCCAATGCTATTGGACCTATAGCCATTGGATATGCATTTTTCAGAATAACACCATAAGGTGATTCTGTTAATCCTTTATTCAAGTACTCAATACGAACTTCAGGTGCAACAAAATCATTATAATATGCAAAGTTATGATTATTGTCAGCGTGGATTATATCCATCCAGTTAGTAAAGAATTTTCTAGAACTGTATTGTTCTGTTATCAAGAATGTCATTGTAATTTCTGTGGTTATCATATCAAATGGTCGTTTGATAAGAGGTCCGTATGTTCTCTGGTCTCCAGTTGCAAATGATTTTCCAGGCATCTCAGCAGTCTTACAAAGAAGTTGAACAAAATCTATGTCTGCTACAGGACAATTACTTTTATTTCTTTTAGCTAGTATATTATCTATTCCACCTGCCTGGGGTGTTCCCACTGTTCCAAAAGTTATTTTGTATCTATTGGATGGAGCTGGGTCATTATTCTTTGCGAATTTAGACATTATATGAGTAATAGTGTGACTTTTTCTATTAGAAGAAGCAGATGTTATTAGTTGTGAGTTTTCGGGAATTTGATTTGTAGGTTTACCCTTGTGCATCTTTGAATTCTTGCTTCCTTGTGCTGCAAGAAATCCTTTCATCTGTTCTGCTGTGAGTTGATGTGAATCGGAGTTCTTTTTCCCCATTCCTGAATTACCTATTTCCAATTCCAAGTATTCATCTTCTGCATCCAATGAATTTGCTTCGGCAACATTGGCAGTCATTACACTAGTAGGTCTACCATCTATCATCTTGGTTGGCATTCCTTGCTCATCGAGGAATACTTCCATCCATTCATCCCTGAGTTCATGTGAATCGGAGTTCTTTTTGCCTAATGGTGGATTACCTGCTTCCATGTTCGCTTGATCAAGCTCAGCAGCCACCATCAATACATCCAGTTCATCAATTGGGCTAGTAGGTCTACCACCCACCATCTCTGTTGACATTCCTTCCTCATCTAGGAATACTTCCATCTCAGTATCATCCATCGGCCAAGCATCACCAGTGTGTCTTTGTGTTCCAGATTCCATTCCAGTTACATTACCATAATCAATTGTTTGGGAGGCACCCATACGACTCTGTTGTTCTAATAAAGAATTAGGGGCGCTACCACCACCCTCTAATTTACTTCTTGTGGCAGAAGATGGCATTCCAGTAATTCCTCCTATAGCACCATTTTGAGCACCCCACCCGGCAAAATGACCAAACACATTTAGTAGAGGCATCCCCTTACCAACAATATTGTTTAAAAAACTCATTTATATTCTCCTCATTTGTCGTTTGGCATCTGCCCATACACTCTTTCTCGAAGCACCTTTGAACGCTTCCATTGGTAATAATATAGTGTGTGACCACTCTTCAGGTGGTACTTCAACAATTCTAGACATCACGTGACCGTCTAAGTAATGTTTAAAACTAACTTGTACTTCAGGGAATCTCGATGCACTATTTATTAGATCCCAAGATAATTTCAGTATAGTCTTTTCACTCAATCTTCCAGAATCTTTTCTAAATTTTAATAACTTTCCAAGTAGTCTTTGTCTAATCTGTGGACGTAAATAATGAAAGTTTATTCCATAGAAACCACCAGGAGCAGGACCTACCAGAATAATCAATGGGAACTTATCCCAATATGGTAATGCGTCAGTACCATCACCCTTTGCACTATATCTATATGCATAC